GATGCCGTTGATCAGAACCGACCAGATAATGTTGTCCGGCTCCTGCTGCAGTGCGACCTCCTTGATGCCGCTCTCCGTAATATGCTCTGCCAGGATCGTTAAATCGGGCGCTGTATAGCTATCGGTATCGAAGTTGTAGGTCAGCTCTCTGAGCTTACGCTTGGCTCGCTGAACGAACAGGGTTGCGTTGGCCACCTGTACAGGCTGGATGTCAGCCGTGCCATAGGTCGCCTGCCGCTTGATCTGGATGTTGGTAGGCGTGATGGCGGCATCGCTGTCGCCAGCCCTGGCGGCAAACTCACCGCCGGACGTGCCGACCAAAAGCGACCGGCCGGAAGCCAGATACCTGATGACGTTAACCTGGTTGGAGCCGATGGTGTAGATCATCGCGGCTGCATCATCCGTACCAGCCGTGAAGTTTTCAAAGTCTCCCGAAACGCTGAAGAATAATGTCTGCGGCTGGTTCGCCGTGGCGGCAAAGACCAGGCGCTGTTCGTACAGCGTCACGGTAGACGGGTAGCCGGTCGTCGGACTAAACGCCCCCAGCGACCAGTCCCGGTCAGCCGTCAGATCGCCAACGATTGTAATGCTCGATGATGCCGCTTCTGCCGTCACGTCATCGGATGGTGCCAGCAATATGGTGTCTTCGGTAACAGACACCGACAGGTACGAGCCGTTGTTGGCAGAGGTGCCTGCGCCGGACACCGTGATGTTCATTCCCGTCTTGAAGCCTTCATCGACAAAATTCTTGGTGCTGTCGGTTATGCGGTCATTGTGTTCCAGGCCGGTCGCGCTGGGGTCGCCCTCATGTAAAGCTATCGTAGACGCCGTATAGCTTGGCTGCAGCTCTGTCCGCAGGTCTTCGTTTTCCTGCACCGCTGCAGTGACGACAGTCGCACTGGTGTAGGCTGTGATCTTGGCATAGCCATTATGCAGCTTGACCAGCCTGCCAACGTCAGTCGATGCAAAGGTCGATGCGCTTGCCGTAATGGTAACGCTGCCTGTCCGCGCACTAGCGGTCATCGTCGTCGTCGTCACGTTCTGGTCTTGCATCGGGCCGCGTATCAGACTGATGTCTGCAATCGTCCAGGCCGTATGGCTGGTGCGGCTGATCTTCCGAGGCGGATGATCGGGATGCACCACATACATAACGTCCGCCGACTGTGCGAACTTCAGTTCCGGCAGCTCGGCCTCGGTATATGTCGTTACGACCTCGACCTCCGATCCACCGCTTTCTATAACGCCGCCGTCCTTCAAAATCCTGAAGTAGCTTGGCCCGAACTGCAGGATGTAGGTCTGCTCTACGTTGAACTCAAATGGTATCAGCCGCGCGGCCTGGGCGCTGCTCTTCACCTCCGCAACAAAGATCGTGCCAGGCCTGCGCGATGCGCCGCCGTGGGGATGCACGACCATATTGCTGAGCGTCTTTGCACCCGAAAAATATTTCTGCAGATCAACCCGGCCATCAAGACGCGGCGATAGCTCGCCAGCCGTGAAGTCGGTTAATGCTGCCGCAGCCTTCGGCATGGTTAGTACCTGGCAGCTATAAAGGTATTGGCTTCGATGCTGCCGGTATCAGAAACCTGATCCATACTGCCTGGCATGCCCTCGGTCGCATCAACGAACCTGGCTTCGCTCAACTTCGAAAAATAGACTTGCAGCAAACTGTTGCTGAGAACAGAGCTGGCAACTAGCGGGTAGGCAATCTCAGACGCCAGCCGGGCCGCGAGGGCATCGATCAGCAGGCTATCGTATTTCGCGGTGTCAGTTTCCCGCTTGATGTAGATTAAATTAAAGGCGCTGTCGTCAGTCAATATCTTGCGGCCTTCCACCTTGAATACCGTATCCAGATATTGCGCCTGCAATACCCGCAGGCAGTCGGACGGCAAGGTGTACTGATAACTGAAATCAAATGCTGGAGCCGTGCTGTCGGATGCCAAGTCGGTTCTGGCAATCAGGCAGTTCCAAGGGTGCGCCCTGAAGACGGCATCGCGTACCGGCTCATACCGCTGGTTCAAAAGGCGCGCTGGTTTGCTGTCCTCGGTAAGCGACGTGATGTTATTGCCGCCAACGTGGTTCAGCGCGGAATTGCAGATATCAACAACAGACATGCATATCTCCGATAGAGTGGCGGCTGGCCCATGACAGGCCAGCCGCTGCACTCAGGGTTTAGTCAAGCACATACATCATCATCACGCTGATGGTGTTGGTGCCAGCGGCACCGCCCATCGTAACCGTGACGATAAACTCGTTGTTCTTGGTGTCGCCAGAGGTATCAAGGTCAACCTCCGAGAAAGCGCCAAGCGCAAGAGTTGCAGCAATGTCAACGATCTGTGCTGACGTGGAGGCCGCAGCCGCCTTGTATTCGTCAGCGTCGAGCGCGACAGTCGTGCCTGCACTGTTAACGTAGGCCGCATGGCCTACGGACAGGGTGGTCGAGCTGGCAAGCGCATCATGCCCCAGCGTGCCCGATATGATACGCGCCCCATCGGGCAGAGCGAACATTTCAACCACGTCGCCGGAAGCGAGAGAGGAAGCCTCGTAAGTGCCATAGGCAACTCTTACGCGACCGCCAAGCTCGTTAGCTTTGACTTGATCGGCAGGATCGTTCTGATCAAATGTGGTACGTCCAGTTGAATAAACAGTAGCCATTGTTCATTCCCCCCCTACGCCGATTCATCGCAAAGAATCGAAATTACCTTCTCTTCTTCCATGCGGGTCGCTCCAAACTGAGCGCAGTAATAAACCTGCGTGGAATAAGATTTGTCGGCTCTTTCGTCTATGCGACTTACAACGTCTTTGCCTACGCCAAGTTTGATGCCGTCAGCCGCCCATGCAAAGCAAGTGCGGATGTTCGACGCCACGGCCAGTCTTGTCGAAGTGATAAATTCAAAACCGAGGAAGCTGTTGACATCGCCTTGGGCGAGAGCTTTGACGGTATTGAAATCTGACGACGTAACTGACGTGATGCCCAACAGGGCCTCAATCTGTGCCGGTGCTACAACGATGTAGCGTTTGATGCTGGGATCGACATCAGCCTCATCCAGTATCTTCTTGGCACTGAGCAACTTTGTCACTGACATATCTGCAGACCCGTGGGCGATGATATTGCCAGCTGGCAAAGATGTTGACGTGCTACCGGCTTTGCCAGTCTTGGCAGTTCCGGTGGCGGCGGTGATGATGACATCATCCATAGCCCGGCCCATTGCGAAAGCAGCGGCCCTTGCATATACCGATGTCGGGTCAGCGAGTAAACGGACCTTGTCAGCCGAGTCGATCAAATCAGCCCATTCGTACTCGTCCATCGTGACCATACGCCTGGAGTGCGGTGACTCCATCAATGGCGTATCGCCGTGACGACTCGTGCGTTTTTGCGCTGAAGTACTACCGACCTGGTCGAAAAATCCTTTCTCGCCTGTAACGCTCTCTTCCGAGACTGCGCTACGTAGTTTGCTGCCCATTTGCTGTGACAACAGATCGATATTGCTACCGAACTGCTGCACAAAGGCAGTCGTGACTTGAGTGGACATGATTAACCTCCGATCCACGTTGCGAAAGGATCGAAGGGCTACCCAGCGGTATGCTGGACCATTCTTGCGTTTAACGTCCGCCGGGACGACGCTGCTTTAGCGTAAGCAGCAGGACCGTGAGGCTACCCTGCGATGGTGAACTCTCGGAGACGCATGGCCTCGTTGACATACCAATCGTGTTCTGGATGCCGCTCTGACCAATACGGCGATTCTGGTGCCGTGATCTCCCGTAACTTACTGTGGGCTTCGTCCGGTGCCATGACACCGCTGCCCTTACTCCCGGCGAAACTATCCTCGCCGGTCTTCTCGGCAATGAACTGGCCCACCTTGCTCATCAACTTGACGACCGCGGGGTTGTCACCCAGCAGGCTACCGTCAGACATTCGCAATTCAGCCATGTCCTCTGCTTCAAAATTCGCTAATACCGCACTGGCATAACCAATGCGCTGATCATATGCCTGGCCCCATTCGCGCTTCAGCTCCGTCTCCGCTTCGTTGCGGGTCTGAGCTACAGCATCGGTGGCCTGCTGTGTTCGACCGCCCTGCATTTCGTTGTAGGCAGTCATCAATTTCTGTGCTTGCGGCCCCGACAATCCCACGTCGTGGCTGGTTTTCTTGAACCACTCGACCATACCGTCATCGGCATCGACGCCCTCGCCCATCGTCAGCTCGTAGCCATTGGCATCTGCCGGACGGCCCAGCTTGTCGTAGACCATGTTCCAATCGTCGGACGTTGCCCACTGCCCCGGTATAGGCACCTTGTCGGCACCGACCATAGACTGAGCATGCAGGTAGCCCTTGGCCAGGCCACCGACATCCTTGATCGAGTCCAGTGATTTGTGATCTCTAATCTCTTCCGGCAGGCTTGCTTTCCAATTACCCCCGGCATCCGTATTCGCTACAGACGGTGCTACCTCTTGCGAGACATCCGCTACCTGTTCTTCGGACATAAATTTATTCCTCTATGGTTGTTGTCGGTAAATCTCTGTTGTCCTCTTGCAGCATTGTGATGAGCGACAGCACGATTGAACGCTGGCCATCCCGATACGCTGTTTCATGTGTATCGCCAGGTGCATGTACCGGCGCGTGAAACCAGAAGCGGGTCTTCAAGTCATCAATAACCCTCTGCCCATCTTCCGTTTCGAAGACGCGCCGGTACATCTGGTGTAATTCATCCGGCGTCATTCAGCGGCCTGCTGCGGTACGGCACCGGCCTCGATGATGTTGCCGACATTAAGAGCCTTGACCATCGGCGCTGCAGCTCCTGCGGCTTCCGCCACCTGAGTGGTCTGCGCCATCTCCTGTGCCTGGGCCTGTTGCTGCTGCCGCTCGACACGTTTCTGGTAGACTTCTTGCTCGCCGCGCACTGTCGTCGCCGGTACGCCAAGCACCTTGATCAGATGCTTGACCATGCCGTCTGTATCCAGGTAATCGACCACGCCTTGGTCGATCTGGGTTAGCGGCATCAGCATTTCAAGCATCCGCATTACCGATTGTATATCCCCGCCGCGCTGAGCCTTGGCCAACGGACTGACGTATTCGATGTCGGTTTGCATGTCGTCGGGCCATTCTTCTGGCGGCATCGGAAACTCGCCCTGCTTCTGCAAAATGTGGAAAGTACGATCTATCAGCGGTTGGAGCAGCTCGGCCTGTAACCTGCCAAGGACCGGCCCCAGCAGACGCATCTTCTCTTCGGTACGCTGTATCACCTCGGTCGCCGTCATGGTCTGGCCGCCGGTACCCATGATCAGCTGATCGACGTAGAACGCCTGGCGGATTGCATCCCGGCGTTGTTCTTCCATGTTCAGGCCAAGCGGATTATTGGCACCGATATTGAGCGGCTCCAGCCTGTCCCGCGTTCCTGCCCGGTAGAAGTTCAGACCGCCGGGCACCGTGCGGATCGGCAGCATGAAGCCGTCGTCCGGCACCATCAAGGGCGGATCGACTTGCTTCTGCGCCGCGCGGATCGTGACCTCGGACATCTTGTTCAACATCTTGATGTCGGGCAAGGCACTGCTAGCGGGTGATCTTCCGTAGCCAAGTTCAAAGCTGGACTTCAAATACCTGGGGCACAAATACGGCATTTCTTCGAAGCCGGATTCGGACAGCACGATCTTCTCGTCAGGGTTTATGTAGCAAGACTGGTACGGCATATTCATACTATCGTATTGCGTAACGTCGCGCTCATCTCGCGGCCTGACGACGTGAACCAGTGTCACCTCTTCATACGGATCTGTCTCGGCCATCTTCTCGATGCGCTGGCCAACGGTGCTGCCCCAACGGGCATAGGCGGCTCTGGCGCTGATCTTGAACTTGCGAAACACAGTATCGACGCGGCCCTGGTCATCCTCGCTCAGAAAGCATTTCT